TTTGATTTTTTACAATATTGAATGATGATGTATATCCATTAATTGCAAATGTATCTGAAATGCCACTTAAATCTTCTTTTTGCATTACTTCCCACATAACTAATGGGTCATACAAATTTGCTTTTGTATGGTTAATACCAAATCCAATATTATATTCATTATTTTTTACAGGTAGAAAAGAAGCTGATATTCTACTTCCACTTAAATTCATATTTCCATCAGAAGCTTTAAGTAATAAACTTGCACTTTGCAAATAACCAAAAGAGCTTCCTATTAAAATATATAATTCGTTTGAACCCGTAGTAGGCCATACTCCACTTCCAGATACTGCTATTGTTACTGCTTGTCCAACCGCACTTCCTTCAGTTAAGACACCAACATCACTACTTCCTGAAAAAAATACTGTATTTGGGTTGTATGGAATATAACGAATACTACCCGTTCCATATACAATGGGTGCTAATGAACCTGTAAAATAAACTCCGGAAGCAACAGTAGTTGTTCTCTTAAAGTTATAGCTTACACCACCTTTAAGAAAATTTCTATTTCTTCCATTAGGTTCAATATAGTTTACGTTATAATTTAACATTTTTATATTTTTGGTTTATTATCTTAAAGCAATAATGCCATAAGCAGTTGATGAAGCACTTACAGCTGTGATGATACCTGGTATAAATCCACTTGCTGATGCAAATGTTAATACTGAACCATCATAGGTTTTAACCACTAAGTCTGCAAATGAACCAACATATAAACCTCCAGCTACAAATCCGAATTGAGGATTCTGAGCAGATGCTGATGCAAATGCTGAACCTGAGATTGGAGTTACTGCAACTCCACCTACGAATTGTGGATTTGTGATATACGAATTTTGTGTTTCTAATTTCATTTTATATCTATTTTATTTAATTTAACAATTGATAATTTATTTATTCACTATAATGTTATCCAACTTAGTGTATCTTCATCCCAAACCATATATAAATCTGATTCTGGTCTAGCTTTTGGCGCTTTCCAATTATAGTTTTCATCTAATTTCCAAGATGGAAATGGTTTTGGTTCTATAAATACATCTGAGTATTCATCGTATGTATAGCCAATACCTGCGAATCTTCTTCTAAAATTTCCATTATAAGAAGTTTGTATCCATCTTCCACCTAATCCTAAATCTATAGATAAGAAATCAGCACCTCTATGTTCTAATGAATTGTGAACTACTTGAACATCAGTTACTATATTGTTCTCATCTATTCGTGCAAAATGTGCCATATTAATTAAAATTTATAGTTCCTCCTGCAGTATATGTATAATATCTATAACTGCCTGAAGTTGTTATCGTTGGTGAGCCTGTTGTATTTGCTACAGGGAATGAATCTAATGTTCTGATTATCACAACACCACTACCTCCTGCTGCACCCGTTGTAGTAGAACCTGCTCCACCACCAGCTCCTCCACCACCACCGGTGTTAACTGAGCCTGTTATTGGAGTTAATGCGCCGTTATTAGCACCACCTGCTCCACCTCCACCTGGTCCGCCTGGCGGTCTTGTAGCAAAGAAGTAAGCTCCTCCGCCACCTCCACCTGCGTAGAAGTTTCCATCTAACCATTGAGAACCTGAACCTCCAGGTCCTGCAGTTGTAACATCACCATTACCACCATTTTGTCCAACTTGTGAAGCACCACCACCTCCACCGCCTGGTGAGTTTAAAGATGGCCCAACACCATCACCACCCCTATTACCTTCGTTTAAGAATGCCAATCCACCTGATGTGTATGCATTAAATCTTGCACCAGCTCCACCGCCAGATGCACCATTAGAACCTGAACCTAAAGCTGCTCCAAAGAATTGAGTTGTTCCACCTCCACCACCGCCTGATGCTGTGATAGCATTAAATGATGATGATATACCATTACTTCCTTTTGATGCAGCTCCACCTCCTGCTCCTCCAGCTCCTACAGTTACTACATAAGTAATTCCTGCAGTAGCTAATAAGCTTCCACTTCTTAAACCACCGGCTCCACCACCACCTCCATAATCACCACCACCGCCGGCACCACCACCAACAATAAGGTAATCTATATTTAATACTCCTTCAGAACCTAAATATGTTACGGCGCTGAAGTTATTAAATGATGAGTTTACTAAAGTGTTTCCTAAATAAAGGTAAGCCATATTATTGTATAAATTTATCTAATTCATTACTCCAAGTCCAACCTATTTCAGGTGTTCCTCTATATTCAAATGGCTCTGAGTATTTAACCTCACCACCATATCTTTCTATAGATGTCCAATCAAATGTTAGGATATCTCCATCAAAAAGATGAACTACTATCATATCATTATTTACTACTGCCCATTTTCCTTCCATAAAATATTAGTTTTGTTGAACGATTGAATTAGGAACAGTTATAGTTGCTCCTGTATATCCTTTATCAGTTCCTATATAAACTCTATAATCTTGTATATTTTTTCTCATACCATCATTGTTTGTTCCACTATTAACTCCACCTAATTGTAAGAATGATGTAGTGTTAATAGTTGCTGCTCGAGTTCCTACTCCTATTCTATTACCATTAAGATAAACATAAACGTTAGTTGAACTCTTTACAAAAGCAACGTGATTCCAGTTACCATTTACTATGGCTGTTCCCTGGTCAGCATTTGGTGTTGTTGTCCATGTTGTAACTCCGTTTACATAAAAACGAAATAAATCAGGAGTAGCGTTACTCCATTGAATTGTTAAGTTGTTACCACTTACATCAGAACCAAAACACCACATGTGGAATGGAGGGTTAGCAAAGTTTTGACGTGGGTTAAACCAAAACTCACAAACAAAGTTTTGTGCTCCAATATTATTAGTAAGAACACCACAGTTCATAGAGTTTTCTTGCGATATAGAGGTAGTATAACCTGAATTAGTTGCAAAGTTATAACTTCCACTACTAACTACTGATGCTGATGGATATAAATAAGATGCCAATGAACCTGTAGCTACCATTTTAGCTGAGTTAGCTAAATTACCAGTCCTAATCAATCCATCTAATGATTGTGTTACCGATGTCATACCCAATGTTGGGAATATACTAAATGGTTGAGCTGATACTAAAGATGCTGAATAAGCATCAGTCCTTACCGAATAAGTAAACCCAGTTGCAGGTTGTGATATATAACTAAATGGTGCTACTATCATATTATATAAATCTTTTACTATTTAATAAGAATACATTTGATGTATCCATACTAACTAATGTTAAGATATCAGTTTGTCCACTTCCTGAAGTTGCTATATAAGCACTTCCACTAATCTGTCTCACATTTGATGAGAATGATGCGGTTGGAACACCTGTTGTTGATAATTTAACTATTGCTGTTTCGCCAGGTCTTACATTTGTTATGTTAAAGAATACACTACCACTCAAGCTACCACTAAAGTAATTACCAGCGTTTAAATCGATTGATGCCGTATTAGAAACGATTGATAAGTTTACTACATTCATTTCCGCAGAACCTGTAATTACTAATGAACCAGTAATTACTGCTGAGCCTGTGAATGGGAATGTAGATGTGCTTCCGCTTACTACATATAATGTATTTGGATCAGTTGAGTTTCCACTAACCAACGTATTGTATTCCGTTTGTGTTAAACTTACAATTTTCTGAACAGCTGCTGATGAAGTGTATATATCTCCTAAGTTTGATATTGCACTTCCACTTAATGAAGCTGATGAGAATGTAATTGAACCTGTTACAACTAAAGGTGTATAAAATCTCACCGTTCCATCAGTATAGTTATTTTGAGATTGGAACTCTGCTATTTGATAAGGAGCTGATGAACCAAATCCCCACATAGTAGGTTGTGCATTCCATCCACTAAACGGTCCACCGATATTTGTTGGGTTAGCTGAGAAGTTAATTTGTTTAATTTGTCCAACTCCTCCACTTCCATCAACGTTATTAAATGAGTTTACCGTTAAGTTTGTTGTTCTACCATCTCCACTACTTACAGTTTGAACGCCAGTAAATGTGTTACTACCCGTAGTTGCAAATGATGCAGTATCTATAGTTGTAGTAGGAATAGGAACTCCGTTAACACTATATGTTCCCGTAATATCCATAGAACCCTGAGTAGCTACTGAACCGGTTATTTTTAAAGTATTATTAGCTTCTATTCTTAATGGGAAACCAGGCAATGCTACTATCTTCTCAGTTCCTAATTGGAATCCGTTATTCACAACTTGGTCACCATTAAATGTGTTAGAACCTGTAGTTGCAAAATCCGTATCTGATTTACCATTTAAGGTTTGAGCATTTACGTTTGTTATGTTTGAACCATTACCATTAAATCCACTTAAAGTTGTGATAGGTCCGTTTGTTTGCAAACCTCCACTAACTTCTAATACTGCTCCTTGCAATTGGAATCTAACACCACCTGAAGCATCTACATCAAATGGATTTGGAGATTGTGCGAATACTCTATTAGTATTAACTGAACCAGTTATCGTAGCATCTCCATTAATCGTTTGATTTCCTTGGAATGTATTAGAACCTGTTGTAGCAAATGATGCGGTATTTATTGTAGATGTTGAAATAGCAACACCATTAATTTTATAATCTCCAGTAATATCTATCGAACCAGTTAAAGATTGAGAACCAGATACTAATACTGAACCTGTTATTGTTGTATCAGCATCGATGTTTAATCCATTATCTGCTTTTACAAATATGTTATGATCAGTTCCAAAGTTATTAACAAATACATAAGTTGTATCATCACCTAAGAATAGGTAACCACCACTTGCCGTAATATGTGTATCTTGCGCTGCAGTATTATATATGTTTAAATATCTAGGGTCAGTAGCATCAGGTTGTAAAATTAATTTACCTGTAGATTCTATTTTATCAGTTAATGCTATAGAACCAGTTACACCAACATTTCTTTTGAATTGAACTGCTCCTGCTAATGTTCCTACATTCATAAACTCAGATAATCCACCACCGTTCCAATCTTTGAACGATACACCTAAGTTACTATTATTTACACTTATGTTTATAGAATCGTAGTTACCACCATTTGCATACATCTCAAATTGTGCGTTCTGATTAGCAACCATATTAATTGATGCTGCTAAAGAGCTTGTTCCATCATTACCTGTAGAAATAGTTATACCATTTCCACTATTGTAATCACCTACACTAATCTCAGGAGCAAAAACTCCTAAAGCTTTACTTACTCCTAATGCTGAACCGCCAGGCACACCATTAATTGTTTGATTACCATTAAATGTATTTGAGCCTGTAGTTGCAAATGCTGATGTATCTACTACAAACGATGATGTAGGTATAGCTTCTGATTTATTTGAACCATTACCTGCCCAAAAATATCCTTGCGGAAGTGAAGCTGTAAAGTTTCCATTTACATTTAATTCACCATTAATTGTAGTATCACCTGCTACACCTAAAGAACCCGTAATAGAATGTCTATCAGATGGGCTATTACCAATTTTAGAGCCTGTAGCTACTGAAAGTGGATTTTGTATTGTAATAGTAGTATTAGAAGGATTTGCTCCATATATACTACCAACATATAAGTTATTTGTGTTTACCTGTCCGCTTAAGAACGATTGATCTCTTACAAATAAGTTACCACTAATAATTTGGTCACCTTGGAATGTATTCGAACCTGTAGTAGCAAATCCAGTTACTGATGGTGATACACCACTCGTACCTGAAGTTCCATTAACACCACTCGTTCCATTTGCTCCGCTAGTTCCATTAGTTCCAGCTTGTGCCATTAAATTCCATAATGATGGATTATTTGGTGGAAGTGGTATAACTTCTGCATTATTTGCTAATGCTATATAAGCAGATCCACTATATTCAATTACATCATTTGTATAATAAATATCAGTAAAGACAAAAGGTCCTCTCCAATTAAATGATGTTCCATTTAAACCTGAAGTTCCTGAAGTTCCATTAACTCCGCTTGTTCCATCTATACCTGAAGTGCCAGATGTGCCATCTACACCACTCGTTCCATTAATACCTGATGTGCCTGAAGTTCCATCAACTCCACTAGTCCCACTTGAACCGCCGCTACCAGCCGTTCCTGAGGTGCCTGAAGAGCCCGAAGAACCTGAGCTACCACTACTTCCGCTTGTTCCATCTGCGCCGCTTGTGCCCGATGTTCCATTCACTCCTGAGGTGCCAGATGAACCTGATGTGCCTGATGTTCCAGCTGCTGCTATTAAATCCCAATAAGTTGGGTTAAGTGGATTTTTATTTGTATCTCCACCTGTTATATTTTGTATTGCTACATAAGATGAGCCCTGATATTCAACTACATCATTAATAGAATAGTTGTTTAGATAATCCCATTCACCTCTCCAATTAAATGAAATACCGGAAGTGCCTGAAGTTCCTGATGTGCCTCTCGTGCCACTTGTCCCGCTTGTGCCAGAAGTTCCAGCAGTTCCTGAAGTTCCATCTACAGCTGATGTGCCGGATGTTCCTGCAGTGCCGCTTGTGCCTGAGCTACCACCACTACCTGATGTGCCACTCGTTCCGCTTGTTCCAGATGTGCCTGAAGTTCCACTTTCAAATCCTACTGTAGTAATTACATAAGAGTAATCAGAGTTTTCAGTAAAGAATTTTACGGTATGCGATTGGTTATCGTTATTGTTTAGGTATAAACTTACTAGGGCTTTCCAAGTTGGGTCTATTACTGTCAATGGGAATACCACATCAGTAAATGTATCAACAGGTGTTGAATTATTAATCCATCCTACTGATGCATTGTTTGTTGTAGATATACTACCAGTTGGTGTTCCACCTGATGTTAAGAATTGAACTGTAGCGTATGTAGAAATGTTATGATTTTGATCTCCTTTAAGATACTCTACTATAAATCTCTGAACACCCTGCGGTATAATAGAAAATCCTAATTCATTACTAACAAACTGAGATACCAACACATTTTGTTGTAATGCAGTTAGTGATACTGATGCAGTTGTTGGATTTAAATTAGTTGTAGGGGTTTCACTTAAGTTTCTATAAGGAGAAACCGAACCAGTCTGAGATTGGTTCATATAGTATATTCTACCTGTTGCTATACCCTGTGCTCCACTCGTTCCTGATGTGCCTGATGTTCCGCTCGTTCCAGCTATTGTTGGAATGAATATCGTTCCTACACTTCCACTCACCGAAGCAGTTACCGAACCTGTAAACTGCATTTGAGTTACAGTTCCTAAGTTACTACCACTATAAATAAGTTGAACTCCACTACCTGATGCGTTTAGGTTATCTAACTGAGATACTATAGATGCAGAATCTGCATTATATTGAATCTCATCTACAAATGAATCTATTGATGCAGTGTTGTAATTACGCATTAAAACAGGCGTAATTAAACCTGAGTTGTTATCAGGGAAATTTGCCTGATTAATCGCTAATAATTCCGATTTAGTATATGCCATGATATATATTTATATATTAGATACTACCTGATGCCGGTCCTTGTATATCACCGATACCCTGATTAATGAGATATCCTTTACAACACTTTCGAGAGTATGTATTGGAATCTAAACATAAGCAAGCCCTTTTCGAATTCTTCGGAGAACTTTTACCTAATGTGGGTCCGATAAAAACACCTGACCACTTTCTCATATTTCTGCTATACGCTGGAGTTGGCATAAAGTATATTCTTTATGAGTTTAACAAACTTAAAAGTAAAAATAATACATCAGTTATACTTCTTCAACATTTCTTTGTGAACTCTTTCTTCAACAGTAGCTTTATCTGATATATAGCATAAATAAAGCAAACACTTCTCAAGCGGTTGCTTTACTACTTCATCAAACAATAAGATATTACCTTCAGCCAATTGGACTATAGACCCATAAGATTTCCATTTCTTTGCAAAATTGATTTGATGTTGGGAGATATCGCCCCCAAGTCCTTCATCAAAGATTTCTGGATATTTTTCAATAAGTCCGCTAACAAATCTTTGAAAAAAAAAACTGCTCCCCAATGAACATCCATTCCAACCTCTAACCATTTGGTTGAATCAATATTACCTTCGTATTCTTTTATATCATAGAATTTACTAACCTTCTGAGTTACAGGTCTATAAAGGATACTCATTATATCCGCCCACTTCTCATCTATCTCAATTGATTCGTATTTAGCAATATCCAAATAAGCCCCATAACTCATCTTAGATAAGTTAGGTTCAAATCCATACTCCACACCATCTATCGTAACGAATTGTTGTAGAGGTAGTTGGTTACCTGCCATAAACTTTGCTAAATCCTTTCTGATGTTTGTATAAGTTTCTAAATCTAATCGGTTAATCCATTCAGCCTTCACACCGCATAAGTGGTGAAACATTAAGGCTTCTAATGCATCTTCGTTATCTTCATAACTCTTACAATCCTCTCTAAACTTTAAGTAGGTTTTTAGTGGGATAGCTGACCAATCAGTTGGAACTACTATTTCTATTTCTTGCTTCATAATGCGTATTTTATTTTATCTCCGTAATCGTTATCTAATGTATTAGCTGATAACCAATAGTTTGGTTTCAACCATTTAATATCGTTATGCTCAAATATCTTTCGGCAATTAAATCTGGCTTTGGTATCCAATCCGGATTCGTATAATCTTCTTGTGAATGCTTCTTCAGGGTATCTATATGGAGCTAAACCATCAAATGTAAATAGTTCAATCATCTCATCTATATCTCCTTCCATAAAGAAATCAGTTATGTATCCATCCCTATGATATGCATAAAAGTTAATACCATCTTCATCAAATGTTTCTAAGAACTCTTTTGGATTCGGGCAATAGAAATCAGTTCTCCATTTTAAAACCCTTTTGAATCCCATATCCTTAGCTTGACGGAATCCGTTTATGGAACTTACCCTTTGCTTATTTAGATTTCTTACACCTGATGGAACATCGTAATTCCATATCACATTATCTCTATAATCGAATGGATTATGTGGCTCTCCTCTCCATACGGAATATACCGTTGGATATCCTTGCCATCCACTCTTAACCAATGGTATCCAAGCAAGATTAACTGGCCCCTGTATTACGATACATCTATCCATTAGAATTGTTTTTTCTCTCTATATTGTTCAGGGTTAACTAAATCAAATTCTACATCCAATACTTTGTTCACCGGCTTTTCTATAATACCCTTATCATTTTGGTATTTAAGCTGATTGAAAGCTCTTTGTAAATTGTTTCTTTGTGTCATCAGAGTTATACCTGCTGATTTACAACCTTCCAATTGTTCTTCTAAGTGTTGAACATATTGCGCCATTTGAATGAAATCTTCTTTTGTAAGATTATCAATGTCTAATTCTTTTTCCATTTATCTAACTTTAATTATATATTTACCTCTTGATGTAGCTACTTGCGATAATCTCATCATAGCTGCATATCTGGCAGCATCAATTGCGTGGTTGTTGAAATCGACAGGCCTATCTAATTGTTTGCCAAATCTATCCGTTTCCCATTCGTATCCATAGAACTCATTTACTAAGTTCTGGCAGCTCTTTGGTATGTGTATCTTATAATTACCTAATACCTGAATACCAAAGTTAATACTATCCCTTCCCTTTACTACAGGTCTAATATTGAATCCCATTCTATACAGCTCCTCTATCAAACGGGGTTCTGCACTATCAGCCCATATCTCCCAACGATTATCACCGATGATACGGCTTAGCTTATCACCTATATCACTTGTCACCAATCCTCTTTCGTAGCAGTTCTCTACTAACCATATATCTCTATCTTTTTTGAAAAGGGAGACAATAGCAGTAGGGTCAGAGCTATAGCCAAAATCGACACCTATACATACAAACTCTGCATCATCCGGCACCCAATCACATACTTCAAATTGGAATATGGCCTTATCATTCTGAACGAACTCTCCGAGACCATAGGTCCTCCATGCCTTCGGGTTAGTTCTTTCTAACTCTTTAATAGAATTTATTACTTCCTTCTGAAGATATGGATTATTTCGGAACGTGGTAAAGTAAGCAGTAGCCCCTTCAATGTTTCTAATCCAGTGATGCGGGCTGATTGTAGGATTTAAACTTAAGATAATAGGACCTGTAGCACGGATTCTTAATTGAAACCAGGACTCTTCATCTACCTCCTGAGCTTCCTCTAGCCAAAGTATGGATGATTTCAATCCTCTTAGCTTCTCAGGATTATCGGTTGATATGAAAGAGATTGTAGAGCCTGTATAGAATGTGTATATCCTATCAGTAATATTAAAATCATTTCCATTCCACAAACCCAGCTCATTCATTATATCTTCGAAATCCTTAATGATTGTTCTCTTTAGGGATGGGATGGTTCTTCTTACTATAACTACATCTTCATTACCTTCCAAGCACTTTACTATTACCCATTGTAGTAAAGCATAGGTCTTACCACTTCTCGTTCCTCCATAATGTATAGTAGTTCTCGTTGGTGAGTTCTCCTGATTCGTATAGGTAATTGTGCTATTTATCTCCAAGTTCATTGCTGCCTGTTTGGTTTATATTCACTTGAATTTGTTGTATTCTTTGTTCTACTTCTGCTTTCATTTCTATTCTGCTCATCTTCGGCATGTGGAACTCCAACATCTTAAGAGCTAAATCAACAGCTCCTTTCGGGTCCTTCTTTACCATCTCTTTCATAATAGTTGGTAAATCATCCAATACTGCATTTGTTGCACGAGCAATACTAACCTTCATCATTTCCGTAGAACGATTCACAGCTCCCTTAGGTCTCCCCTTACTAACCTGATTTCCTTTTTCAAATTTTCCCATCGTTATTCTTCGTTATTTAAACGATATATACAAATATAACACAAACCTTCACCTTTGTATTCAACCCCTCAGGAGACCGGCTTAAAATTAGTCCTTAACCGGTCTGAATGGATTATCCAATACTTCCTTTAGATGCTTCTTTACCCTTTTAGTATTTAAGAACACTGTGGATTTACTCAGCCCAATCTCTTTGGCTAATTTATCCAATGTCATCTCATCATTGAATTGATACAATTGATAGATTCTTGCACTAGCCCATTTAGGGGTCTTTTCTAATCTATCTAATTCATCCCTTAATTCTTTATAGGTAGATTCTAATCTTTCATCAAAATCTTCATCGTATGGAGTATCTACTATTTCCAAACTCTCATTGATAGTAGAGAATCGGTTATTTGCTTTTATACGATTTATATTTCGGGTTCTGAGGAACGCTTGACAGTATAAGAGATTAAAGGTATCATCTCCATACCATATTGCTGGATTGATTCTTTCTGCAAGGTAGAGATATAGTTCACATACAAGTTCGTTTGCAGTATCTAAGTTTTTAGCTATCTTAAATCCTGCACCGATTAACCACTTATGTGATTGTCTACATAGGTTATCTAACCTTCTCTTATTCTCCTTTTGCAAGTCCATCTTTATCTTCTACCCATTTTCTTAAATCATTTACACATCTAGCCCAATGTCCAGCAGCTGAATTGCAACTGCATGGTTGTCTTACATTCTCATTTCTAATAATGTTACACCATCTCCAAAATGGATTCATTAAGTGTGGTGGTAAGTGTGAACGAATTCCATTTAAGTGTCCTTTTAGTTCTTGGAATTCTGCTAAGTTAAGTGGATGGTATTTACTTTTTGGTAAGTTTTCCATATTATAATTTTATTTGTCCGAAATCTTCACAGCTGAATAGCTTATTAAGGTAATCTCTTCTGCTATCACATCCGCAATCAGGATTCTTAAAGAAGGTCCAAGCTATCCAACCTGCCAATTGCTTTCCCCAACCAAATGTAATTACATTGATTAAAGATTCTAACCAGCTTCCGAACGGGAATATACATTTCATATTATTTAGGTTTATTTCTTAGATAGTGTAAACGATTCTGAGAGGATGTTACTATCTCTAAGTTATCTACGTGATTATCTGTTTTGTCAAAATTCTTATGATTGATTACCATCTTAGGTGGGATAGGTCCAATGAAGTGCTCAGCAACTACCCTATGTAATCTTTTCCAAACTCTTTTCTTACCTGTAGGAGTATCTACATTTAGACCTACATACTGATAACCTGATTTATGTTGTTTAGGTTTTAGAATATGCATATCGCAATTCTGATTATATCTTACTGAGTATTTAGTAGTATATACATCACCATAT